CTAGACTTATAAAAAAAGTAAAACAAGTTGAAAAAGGCACAGATAAGAATAAAAATGTTCTTGTAAAAAATGTCAAAGAATATTATCTATATAATGAAAAAGGATTAGGAACTGCCGACAAACAGACAGGTATTCCTATATCTAAAGATTCTATTTCGCATGTATCTTCTGGTCTCAGAGACAGCAGAAAACAACACAGTATAGGACATTTGCACAAAGCAATAAAAGCTCTCAATCAACTTAAAATGGTAGAAGATTCTGTCGTTATCTATAGATGGACACGCGCACCCGAACGTAGAGTGTTTTATATTGATGTCGGAAACCTTCCAAAACTCAAGGCTGAACAGTATATCGGCGACATTATGAATAAGTATAAAAATAAAGTCGCATATGATGCAAGCACAGGCGAAGTAAAGGACGATAGACGTCATATGTCTATGTTAGAAGATTTCTGGTTTCCGCGCAGAGAAGGTGGTAGGGGTACAGAGATTGAAACTTTGCCAGGCGGATCAAATCTGGGCGAAATGGACGATGTTATATACTTTCAAAAGAAATTATACAAGTCGTTAAATGTACCTATTTCTAGGTTAGAACAAGATGCTGGTATGCAACTTGGTAGGGCTACAGAAATTTCAAGAGATGAAATGAAGTTTAATAAATTTATTATACGACTTAGAAATCAATTCAATGATTTATTTTATGATTTGTTGAAAAAACAACTCATATTGAAGGGTATAATTTCTATAGATGATTGGAATGATATTTCCCAAAAATTAATTTTCGATTTCACTCAAGATTCTTATTATGCAGAAATCAAAAATTCCGAAATGATTAGTTTTAGAATTGATTTACTGTCTAATATGTCAGATTATGTAGGTAAATATTATTCAAATAAATGGATTATGACAAATTTGTTAAAGTTTACTGAAGATGAAGTCAACGCAATGAAAAAAGAAATTACTGCCGAAATGAAAGATCCTATATTCAAACCAGATGAGGATGAAGATGGCGGTGGTTTCGGTCGGTAATATAAATAGAATATGAAAAGGAATATAAAATGAGTGATAAAAACATATATTTAGATATTGTAGATAATGCAGTATTGGGAAATCCGGTTGATGCTGGAAAATCTATAGAGAATGCTATAAACGGTAAAATTAGTGACTTACTAAATACATATAAAAAAGACCTATCAGACGGTGTATTTGCCGATGAAGAAGAATTTGATGATGAAGAGGTCGAAGAAGAAGACGAAGACTTATTGGATTCAGAAGATTAAAAAAAAAGGAAATTAAAAATGTTATCATTTGCAGAATTTCACGATGAAGAGCTTGAAGAAGCAGTAGTAGTTAAAAACCGCATTAGAGGCGGCAAAAGACAAAGAGTCAAAGTTTCTTCTAAAAAGGGCAAAGGATGGACTCTTGATAGAAAAACTGGCCGCGAAAAAAGAATTTCACCTAGCGATCTTAAAAAAATGAGTATTCGCAATAAAAGAGGTGCAAGAAAGAAAAAAGGTAAGGCTGCAATGACTGCCGTGAAACAAAGAAGGTCTAACGCTAAAAGAACAGGATTTGCAAGATGAAACTTATAACAGAAGTATTCGAGGATTTGATTGTAGAATCTAAAGGAAAAGAACTCTTTATCGAAGGCGTTTTTCTACAGTCCAATATTAAAAACAGAAACGGCCGTGAGTATCCAGCAGAAATAATGGATAAGGAAGTCGAAAGATATAACGAAAAGTATGTCCAAAAAAATCGTGCATTTGGCGAGTTGGGACATCCAGAGGGACCTTCTATTAATTTAGAAAGAGTCTCCCACATGATTAAGTCTCTTAAAAAAGAGGGTAATAATTATGTCGGTAAAGCAAAGATTATGACAGAGACTCCTTATGGAAAAATTGTTAAAAATCTTATTCAAGAAGGTGCAACATTAGGTGTTTCTTCTAGAGGTATGGGTAGCGTAAAAGAGTCCGGCGGTAAAAATATCGTCCAAGACGACTTCTATCTTGCCACCGCAGCAGACATTGTTGCAGACCCAAGTGCTCCAGATGCGTTTGTCAACGGGATTATGGAAGGTAAAGAATGGGTATGGGATAACGGAATTATGAAAGAGAGTCAAGTTTCTCAGTATAAATATTCCTTAGATAATAAAAAAAGAATTGAGACTGAGAAATTGAAAATCGATCTTTTCGAAGATTTCATGTCGAAATTGTAAATATTATAAATAAATATAAATTAAACTCACTAGGAGACATAAAAATGACAGATTTAGAAAATACAGATCTTGTACAAGATGAAGCAATTTCCGAAGAAGAAATTGTGGAAACAACAGATACAGATATTGATGATTCTGACGATGTAGAATCAATCGTTGAATCGGAAGAAGTAGTAGAAGAAGCTTCTGATGACGATGAGGCTGTTGAAACTGATTTGGACGAAGAAATTGAAACTGATGAAATCGTCGAAGATCTAGAAGAAATTATCGAAACCGAAACATCAGTATCCGATCACCAGATTACCTCAGAAGATCTTGACGTACAAGAAGACATTGATGCCATGTTGAATGGCCAAGATTTGTCGGAAGAGTATCAAGAACAAGTTAAAACAATATTTGAAGCCGCTGTAGTTAATAAAGTCAATGAAAAAATCGAGGACATTTATTCAACATACGAAAGCGACATCGAATCACATGTTGTAGAAATTAGACAAGAATTGTCTGAAAAAGTTGATGAGTATCTTTCTTATGTTGCGAGTGAATATATCATAGAAAATAAACTCGCAATCGAAAGTGGTCTCAAAATGGAGATTATGGAAAATTTCATGTCTGGTATCAAAGGTGTTTTCGAAGAAAACTATATCGAACTCCCAGAAGAGAAACTAGACCTGTATAGTGAAGCTCTTGAAACTCTCGATTCGAAAGAATCTGAGTTGAATGAGCAATTTGAAAAGAATATTCAACTGAACAAAAGATTGGTTGAATTGGAAAAAGACATCGTATTAATGAATGTTACTGAAGGACTCACAGACACCCAAGTTGATAAAATTAGAAATTTGAGTGAAAATGTAGAATTCGATAACACTGATGATATGACTAAAAAAATCACATTGATTAAAGATAATTATTTTCCGTCTGAGACAAGCGTTGAAAGCGGTATTCTTGATGAAAGTGCATTAGAAACTTCGGTAGAAGATTCGCCAGTGGTTCAAGAGGAAAATAAAGTTCAATCGCCTAGGACTATCATGGATGTGTACGCACACGCCTTGAATAAACCTAAAGATTAAATTTTTATAAATAATAAATGATAACATATAAAATCTACTAAGGAGATAAAAACATGCACGATTTAAATGAAAATTATGTACAAGGCCTGAAAGAAAAGTGGGCTCCAGTACTCGATCACGAAGACCAAGCGCCTATTAAAGACGCATATAGAAGAAATGTAACTGCAATTCTTCTAGAAAACACAGAACAGGCAGTTCGTAAAGAAAATGCTCTAGGAAGTCAATCAATGCTGTCAGAAGCAGATGTAGTGGCAAACGTAGCACCTACAACCGGCGCCCTAGGCGGTGACGGCGCAATCAAGTATGCAGACCCAGTGATGATTTCTATGATTCGCCGGACAATGCCAAACCTGATGGCGTTTGACATTCTTGGTGTGCAACCAATGACAGGACCAACCGGTCTTATCTTTGCAATGAAGTCAAACTATTCTACCCAAGGTGGAACAGAAGCTCTGCACGATGAAGCAGACACCGGATTTTCTGGTGCTGATGCTGCTGGAAACGCACATGCAGGAACAGACCCATTTGCCGGTTCGTCAATTGCAAGTGGCGGAATTGTAGAAAGTGCTGCTGGTTCCACAACTGGTGGGCCAGGTACTACTGCTCAATTCGAAAAATTGGGTGATGGTGTTACCTCTGGTGCTCCAACTGCTGATGGTCACTTCAACCAAATGGCATTCAGTATTGACCGCACTTCGGTTACTGCAAAAACTCGCGCACTCAAGGCAGAGTACACAACTGAATTGTCGCAAGACTTGAAAGCTGTACACGGTCTGGACGCAGAGTCAGAACTGTCAACTATTCTTTCGACAGAAATTAATGCAGAAATCAACCGCGAAGTTCTGCGTACTCTTTACGATCAAGCTAAACTAGGTTGTGTCGCACAAACCACCACACAGGGCGTATATGACCTTGCAACCGACACTTCTGGTCGTTGGACTGTTGAAAAAATCAAAGGTTTGATTTATCAACTAGAACGTGAAGCAAATGTAATTGCAAAAGAAACTCGTCGCGGTAAAGGCAACATGATTGTCTGTTCTGCTGATGTTGCTTCTGCTCTTGCAATGGCGGGTGTACTCGACAACAACCCACAAATGTCAGTGAATCTTTCTTCGGATGATACCGGACAAACATTTGCTGGTGTTATGA